GTCTGCTTTATCCAACGCACCACTTGTATCTGCAATCTGAGTTGCGTTTGCACCAGCGTCCATTGCTGTGATGATGATTTCATCAGTCTTACGGCCAAGAGCCGCAGCAGCAGATTGAGCAACAGCTTGACGCTCGTTGATGTTGATCTTCAACTCGTCCAGCTTGTCGATGTATTCGGCTGCATAGAAGTCAGCCATTGTTGCTTCGACGTTGGTGTGTGCCAGTTCCATTGCGGTCACATTGCCGTTGCGAGACTTAGTGCTTGCAGCGCCAGTGCCGATTTTCTGGAAACGTGCAGTCGAACCCGTGACATTGGTAGAACGAACGGTGTTCCGCAACTTGGAACCCATACGCTGATACGCCATATGCACTTCGGTTTCGAACTGCTTGATAAAGGCTTGATCGATTGTATTAGCCATTTTGTCAGTCCTTGATTGAAGTTACAGTCCAGACGGGTATCCGATCTCTCACCTCGTTGAGGGTATCCTTGCGGGCCTCTCAGTGCATCACGGGCCGTGATAAGAAACTATACACATTGGTTTCTTCCGTTTTGCAACGCACAAATTGCACAAGTTCTGCATTATCGGTTTTTATTAATGCGTCAGCTTCAAACTCTAAATGGGCTAGCCATTGGTGAATCATCTCGTTTTCTGTCCACACTTGGCAATAAATTTCATCATAGAAGTGGTGATAGAATCTTATTAGTTCAGTGCTGGCTCTAGCAAAACGAATCCAGTTTTTCTTCATTGACTTGGTAAACAACGCCCACATACAGCCCTCTTCGTCAATACCAGTAACGGCAAGCGGTCTGCCATCACGCTCAACAACAAAAACCATTTGGACATTGATCAATTGCAAAAGAGCCTCAAGCGGGTCTGTCTTGTAGACTACTTGAAGCTCTCTTACGTTTTCTTCGCTAAGGTCATTGTATAGCGGAATGATATGCTTGGGCCTTAACGGATAAAGCCCAAGACCATGAGATTTAATTACAGGATCATCCATACAGCTTTCTGAAACCTTCTTCGACTTGTTTTACGAAATGAGGGTCACGCCGAACTGGGCTATGATACCGTTCATCTTGCATCATCTCACGAAGTGCCTGTTCGTCAAGTCTTGTTGAAGGTGATGTCTCGCCGCTAAACGAACCATCTTTCATTGCATCCATAATATGCTCAAGCGCTAAGATGCCCTCATGTGTTTCGCACATACGCTCAATTGCGCCGATTGCATTCTCAGGAAAGAACTTATTAGCAAACATAGACACAGCTTCAATGCGTTGCTTTGAGTTGTCACCAAGCTTTGCTGCCTCTGCATCTATGTCAATCTCAGGTTCAGCATTTGCTGATACAGCCTCGACATACATATCGATGCCCTTCTGAAACTCTTCTTGGCTATAGCCATTCTCGAATGCGTGGCTAGACCACCACTGCAGAAGCTCACTGTTTACTGCCGATTCTTCGTCAATAGTTTCTGGAAGCTGATACTCTCCCGCACTTGCTGGACGATCTTTAAATGCTTCAGCTTGTAGTTCTTCAAGAAGTTTTTCGCGGAGCGTTTCTTCCTTCGAGCCAAGCTTCTTCTCCAACTCCTTATAAGCATTTGCTAGATCGTCTGCACTCTTATACTTCCCAAGCAAAAGGTCTTGTTCAGCTTGAGTAGTCTCTGTGGTTTCTACTGTAGCCTCAGTAGCTTCAGCAGATTCAGTGGCCTCGCCACCAGAAAGTAAGCTATCACTCATTTGTTTTTGCTCCGTTGTGCGTGGGCAATACGCTGTTCAATTTGTCCAACAATGAATCGCTGCCCCTCCCGATGCCAAAGAGAATTGGTATCCTCATTGGGGCCAGCAACCATTTCAATGGTTATTGACCTAAGGTAACGCAATACCTCTTTGCCTGTTGGCGTATTGAAGATTTCAGCAATGTTCTGGCTGATCTGAACATCAAGCTCCCTGCTTCGCTGGAAGCCATCTATTCCAATATTAACCTTGTTGTTGCTCAATTGGCATACCTTGCTGTTGTTGCTGCATAGCCATTTGCTGCGCTAGTGCAGCTATTTGTCTACGCTGTTCTTCGTCCCGAATCAAGGACTCAGGCACTCCAAACTTACGAGCAAGGTGAATTGCAGTCTGTTCGCTATCAATAAGTAGCTGCAACATCTCAGGTCCAAAGACCCCGCCAACCAACTCAAGGAAGCGCGCAACCGAAGAAATATCTTGGTTAGCCTGTGCTTGAGCCAATGGGGAAACGGATTTAATTTTAATCTCACGCCCGTTCACAGTAGGGACTTCGATGCGCCCTTGTTTCTTCAGGATATAGATTACACGCTGAAGAACAGGCTGAACCAACTCAGCCTGCAAACGACCAAACGCAGAACCCATACGGCGAGATAGATCGGCCATACGCTCTGCAACCTCGGTCGCAGTAGCGGGGGTTTTATTAGGATCACCAAGCATATCATTGTAAAGCGCGCGCTTAATATTCAAACGCATATCGTTTAGAACTAGCTGTGCAACGTCGAAGCGCCCTGCCGCGTTGATTGGTTGCAAGCCAGAACTGCCCATAGCCTTTGGAATAATAGAGCCAGGGACTAGCTGAATAGTATCTGGATTGATTACGCCATCGTCTTCCATCTGGTAGATACCAGAGATGGACATCTGAGCATTCTCAAGGATAAGCTCAATGGTTAGGTTTGTTGTTTTGATTGCAGACAAAGCATTAATAAGTGGGCCACGGCCGTAAATTTCGCCTGCACACTTAGACCAACGGAAACAGATAAACGGATTAGAGCCAACGCCTGCCATTTGTTTTTCATGCAAGACAGTCTTAGTCGTCATGCAGAATGCGTAGTGATAGTAAGCCTCTTCGTTTTTACGAGAGTAATCACGGCAAACAACTTCGAGAACATCTGTTGTGTTATCGCCGCCCATCTTGCTCATAACCTTTGGATCAAAGGTTGAGCGCGGGAACATAAGAGGTAGGTGATCGAACTTAACCTTCTTCCGCTCACGGAATACATGGTCGATCCGATCGTCTGGGCCTGTGTCAAGAACAACGTGAGGCAAAGGGATCGCAGTAAAGTTTACTGGATTTAGGGCATCACCTTCCTCAACACAAAGAACGCCAGTGCCAACAGCAAGATCAAGGAAAGACTCGTGAACTTCTTGGGCAAAGTTTGAGTTCTGAAGGACTTCAAAAACGTAGTCAGTGACTTCATCCAACTCGTTGTCAACGCCATCGCGTTCCTCAGGAGGGACTTCAGAGCCAGCAGCAAGGTCAGCCCAGCGCGCAAAGTTTGGGACAATGCCAGCTTGAAGTCGGCTGGCAAACTCTTGGACACCAACAACCGCAGTTTCGTCAAAGATTTTATCATCGCGCCTTTGGCCCGACTCTTCATAGTAGAAAGATTCACGTTGAGGTAAGGCATACTCATAGCACTCCTCGAATAGTGGAACCCAATTCTCACGGCGAGCCTTAGCCTTTTGGTAATGCTCAATATATTTCTTTGCGATTGGATTGCTGGAATATTCCATTAGCGATTAAACCTACCTAAGAAGCCAGAACCGCCGCCAGCAGAACGCTGAAGCATAGAACGGCCACGGCGACCAGTGCCACCAGCGCGACCGCGCTTTGTTGTGCGCTCAGTAATTGCTTCTTCGATGTCGCCCGCTTTAGTTTGCGCGCGCTCTTGAATTGCTTCTTGCTTTGCCTCTTCGGCAGCAACACGCTGTTCAGCAGCAGCACGAGCTTGGTCCTCTGCAGCAAGTGCCTGCCGCTCTCTTGTCGTTCTATCGATGCCTAAGGCTTTTTTAACTGGTTGGCACATAGCTACCTCCTAATCATAGCTTTGCTAAACATAGAATATAATTCTGCACAACGCACAATTTACATTCTAGCCCAAAGCCCTTGTCGTCTTTGTTGCTTTGGTTTGCGGTTAAATACGTCAAAGTCTTTCCTTGCAACAACAGGTTGAGCTGGTTTCTGCGAGTTCATTAAAGCGCGGCCTTCGCCTGCACCAAGAAACAAATACTGCGCTGCGTCATGAACGTGAGAAAACATATTCTTGTCTGGCTTGTCAGCGTAACGCTCACCAGAAACTTCCATACGCTTATAACCATACCCGCCCTCGAAGCCTTTGATAAGTTGTTGGCAACGGCGGTCAATAAGTAGGGCTGGCTTACCTTCAATCATCTTGGTGAGTTGGGAGGATACGGCCTCGATGCGAAGGTCAACAGAGTTGGAAGGCGCAGGGAACGCCCTCAAGCCAGCCCCGCGCAGAATGTGAAAGGGTGTTGATTCATCAGTCTGCGCTCTAAAGTCGCCAGCAGGGTCACCGTATATCACGACCTCTGAGGCTGCATTGAATCGAGTTGCTAGTTCATTGCGAAGAACTTCAGCAAATCTAACTATGCCCATATCTACAGCAACGATTTCTGATTGCAAGAACCAACGACCGCGCACCTTCTGACCAAGCACAGCCGCAGGCGTAAGGCCAAAGTCTACGCCAACATACACTGGCGCTCCAGCAGCGACAGGTATTTCTTCTTTTGCGACATGAACCTCTGGTGCAAACATTGGATATACAGGCTTTCCGTCTTGGACATGGCCTAGCCTATTCA